GATTCCATCAGCCTTACCTTTGATTGCTTCCAGAATACTAGAAGGTGCTTTACCTTGTTTCGCTTCGTTGTATAGGGAGCGTAAGCCTTCTATGTCGTTGATGTTTGCTAGAGCTGTTGACCAGTTTCGTTCTACCGGTTGTTCTGTCAGTCTTGCTACTTTAGACATTTCGGATGTGCTAGGTCTTTTGCCTTTAGGACTGAACTCGCCACCAAGTAAGCTGATGCATCGGCCTAACGCTGATGTGCTGCAGTTCTCTACGAAGGATGTTTTGTTGACTGGTGATGAACCTAAGCGTTCTTCCGCATAATCTACTGCTATCGGGTAAACGTCATCTTTGTTTGCATAACATTCGGCTTTGAACACAACCTGATCAGGTGTAAACGATACAAGCTCTGTGTGCAACCTACCATTCGGGTATTTGACCCAGAATAGGTCTATACGCTCTTGAACTGTCTGATATTCGCTGAGATTAAAGTGTGCCATTATTTTTTGCCTTTCACACGGATTACAGCTTTAGCGATGATTGCAACTACTGAGATGATGATGACTGCAGCAACAATAAAGTTTGCTGTTTCGTAAGGTAAATCAAGCGTCATTAGGTTCTTCTTCCTTGTCTGTTGTTTGACGATTAGCGTTTGCACATGGATAACACATTGTGCGTGTTTGAGCACCTGGTATGCCCAAAAGTAGAGCATCTACACCTGAATAAACGAGGTTTTCGGTAGTCTGACAGACTTTACATTTACTCATTGCTACTCCAAGTCACAGTGTAGTTATCTTCCAAGTAAATCCATTGTGGAAGGTCACGGATTTGTAAAGCAACTTTATCTTCAGTCCAGTTATTTATCCCTACTAGGATGCCTGAGATGCTTGTGTTCTCTTTAGGTTTGTTGTTGATCACTATTGCAATCTTGTCACCAACTTTTAGCCCTGTAAGGTCTTTGAGTTTTGGCATTATTTCGCTTTCTTCTTGATTGTTAGGTATGGTGTTCCGCCGGCTCTTTGACTTAGCTGCACGACAACTAATCCATCTATTGAACCGAATTTTGCACCATTCAATGCTCCGAGGGTTCTTGATTTCATTTCGCGGAAGTGTTCTTCAGCTTTGTCAAAGTCTGTTTGTGCGTTGATGAGTTCTATGCCAAGTTGACCTAGTTCTTCATCCCTGATTTCCACGTCAGGTGAGAGTTTGCGTGTTGTTTCAAAGGTTGACTCACTACCATCCCAATCAGGTTGCACATTATCTAAAACATAGTGCCTAAACTTTGTGACTTGTTGCAGTATCGCCTGCCATTCAAAGTCATCCCACAACACTTCATACTCTTTGTATCTGCCTGCATTGACTACAGCAAAAACAGCCTTATCTAAATCAAAAACAGCCATATACCAAAAGACTTGAGCCTTATAGTGTTCTGGCACTTCATCCCAAAAGGTTGCTGTGTGTTTGATTTCAAGAATGTAGCCTTGACCGGATTCATCTAGACAGACTGCATCAGGGTTAGCATGCATCCAAGATGCGTCAGCTGCAGCATATGTGCCAACTTCTTCAACAACATGATCTGGATGTTGTTCCTGGTAGAGCTGACGGATGGCAGGTTCAACAAGTTGACCTAAACGCATAGGCACATTACCAACAAAGTCACGTTCAATTTTGCCTGTCTTTTCAGCCCAAAGAGTGATTGCTGAAGTAAAAGGAGATAAGCCGAGAATTGCACCTATCTCTGACCCTGAAATAACACCTGCAGTGTTGCGTAGCTCATGCCATTCGGGACTGTTGTTCTCAAAGTTACCTAAAAGAGTTGCTTTGTTTAGGATTTTACTGATTTCGGGGTTTGTCATAACTACACTTTAGACATGACCTCAGACAAATTCACTTTAGATCGCATCACCTTAGATTTGCATGAAGCAATCATTGACAATGGTGGTGTTGAATGTGAACAAGTCCCAGAAGTGTTCTTCCCTGAAGATTTCAACAATCAAGGCGACCATCATATGCGACTTATGGCTATCACGACTGCTAAAGAGATTTGTATGCGTTGCCCGGTGATAGCAAAATGTTTACAGGTAGGAATGTTTGAAGATTTCGGTATTTGGGGTGGTGCTACACCTGATCAGCGTAAAAAACTAAAACGCAAACAGGATTAGTCGTCTTTGTTGCGAATCGAGTAAGTTACCATCCAGATGACAATACTCGCAATTATGCAATACCCGATAACAGTCTTAGCACTGCCTTCCAAAACTATCCAGGCAACAAACATGCCGAGTAGAGTCCAAAGTTGTCCAAGGATGTCTTTCAAGAATTTCATTTATCTATCTTTCGTTGTTTAGGTGAACCTGATGTGACGGATGCTGATGCTGCAGACATAGCAGTTTGCGTAGATAGTTGAGCGACTTGAGTAACAATTACAGCTGAAACAAGAGTCTGTTTAGCCTTCTTCCTAACTTCAGGTGACATGTCTGCCCCCACATTGCCAACAAAGTTCAACGCATTGATCAATGCAACTGCTGTTTGACCGAATACTGGTATGGAAGCAATGTTTTCAGGGACTTGAATGTCATCGGCTTGAGCTTCTTGCATGAGATTATCTAGGATGGCTTGATGTTGCTCTGCTGCAGACAAAACAGGCAGAGGAGGCTCTACAACAGGTTCAACTGTCGGCTCTGGTGCAGGTATCGGTTTAGGGTCTATAACAGGCTCTACAGGCGTTACAGGCTCTACAGGGACTACAACAGGGTCAACAGGGTCAACAGGCTCAACAGGGTCAACAGGGTCAACAGGTACAACAACAGGCGGTTCTGTAGGGTAAACGACAGGTGTAGTAGGTGTAGGGTCAGGAATCACAGGGTCAACAACAGGCATTTCAACAGGGTCTGAACTGTATGCGTTAGCAGGAATAGGCTGTCCGTCAGCAAGCAAAATGTTACATGCACCACCACCATACTCATACCACCAAGCATCCAATTTCATGCTCACACCTGCAACCACATCAACTACAGCTGTAGAACCTGAACAGCCTTTCAAAGTCCAGTCATCAATAATTACTTGATCATCTAAAGTCAGGTAGAAACCATCGTCAGCTCGAGATGTCAAAGATAGCATTGCTGTCGTATCAAAAGTCAGCCACCCACTGTAATGAATTAGCACAAAATCGGCTTGACAATTTGCAACAACATCGCCGGCAACATCAAAGTTTATGTCTGCAACAGAAGTCGGAGCAGTCTCACAAAGCGTGTAAGGCTGTCTATCAGGCAATGCTGAAGGGTCAAAAGTATAAACCTCAACAGTCAAACCTGGTGTATCGGCGTTAGCAATAGTTAGCGGCCAAAAGGTGAAACCGAGAGTAAAGAAAATTGCTGTAAGAAACCTGAGTTTCATTTACTTCTTATCTGACTGCTCTTGAGCCTTCTTGATAGCGTCATTCGCTGACTTAGAAACATCAGCTGCAGTGACCTTACCTGTAGTCGCAATAGCGTAACCCAAACCACCAATAACACCAATCATTAGCGTTCCAAAAGATACTAGGACACCGGTCAGCCATGAACCTGTGACAGCAGCACCAACACCAGCAGAACCACCCAAAATAAACAGGAAGATACCAAAACCACGCCACACAAGTGCAGCCAATACAGCAACAATTTCACCAGTTCGTGCCTTCAGAAAGTTCATTATTTAGCCTTATTCGCAAGAATGTGTTTTAGCGGATCAACAAGTTCATCGTAGGCACAGAGGTGAATGTTCGGGTTGCTGTGTGAAGCGTTAGCCTTACCCATAGACAAGTGAAGATGCGCACCTGTTGATGCAGAACCGCTCACGTATTTACCGCCACCGACTTTACCTAAGATTGTTCCTGCAGTAACTTTAGTTCCCTTGACTAGCTCAGACTGTTTAGCCAGGTGAGCATATAAAACCCACATGCCATCTTTAGTTGACTGAATAACAAACCAGCCAAGCACATCAGACCATTCGTTGACAAAGATTGTGCCGTCTGTGATTGCAGGGATAGGACTAAGTTCTTTTGGACTCCAGTCCTGACCTCTGTGTGGCCGACCATTACGATATGGTGCTAGATTGCCGAACTCATCGTTACGAGTAGATGCAGGGAAAGGTTCAATGTATGTTGTCATACCTTGATTTTAGCAAACGAGAGTTTATGCTAAATTGTCTATCTGTGCTTGAACAGCAACAATAGCAGTCTTGATGATCTCTATGTTTGCTGTAAGGCGTGCAACTTCTTCGGTGTTGCCGAGAGCGTTTGCAACAGTTTTGGCTTCTTCATTATGCCAACCTTCAACATTCAGTTGCTCTAGTCGTTGCTGTAAAGTTTGTAGCTTGTATTCATTGCTGACATCAAAATCTGACATTATTTTCTTTCTTATTATTGTGGAATGTTATCTAGGATAGTGGTTTCAGCACCTGCAGCACCAGCACGAACAACAAGTTTCAGTGTGCCTGTATTAGTGCCTGCAACAAAATAAATAGCACCTTCATTCGCCCCTGGATTAGCCACTGAAGAAGTTTTCCTAGTCATTTGCACATGACCACCAGAGTTTGAAAACCTTAATTGTGCGTAACCGCTATTTACCTGTAATTGTTCAAAACGACCCACTCCACCTGAGTTCACATATGCTATGACTGTTCCACCATCATTTTGCCATTCCTGCAAGTTAGCAGACTGAGAAGTAGCACCCTTGACTGTCATTGGAACTGTTGTTGCAGAGTTTGTTATAAATAATGCTCTACCAGTTGCGGCTTGAGCAAAAGAACCTGAAGTGCTGAAGTTAATATTTCCAACGTTATCTACATAAGATTTTAGTGTTCCTGTTGAGTCTTGCCATTCTTGTAAAGCTACTGCTTGAGATGTTGCAGCACGAACAATTATGCCTTTTGTTGCTGCACTTCGAGATGTAATACTCTTTTGAGCGGGCACAGACACAGTTCCAGCAGCCGAAGCTTGACCTGCAGTTAAAGCAGTTGTGATAGTGAATGTTGTTGCAGCCGGTGTAGTAGCAACAACAAACGTGCCATCATAAGTTCCACCAGTAGTGCTAGCAAGTGTAACTAGATCACCGACAGCAATGTTATGAGTGCTCTGCATAGTGACGAGAGGGTTAGCACCTGTAGCAATGCTCTGAATCGTTCCACCGACAGCAGACTTGATAGTTGTTGTTGAACCTGTATAAGCCTGTGCAACAGCGTTACGCCCACCTAGAACAGTTCCACCAGAGTTTTGATAACCAAACAAATCGCCAGTTTGAGATGTTGCACCTTTAGCAACAATGGCAGTATTTGCAGCTGTTGAGTTTAGAACAGTCATCATTCCTAGAGTTGATGATGTGCCTATACGAGCCTGACCTAACAAGTTCATGTTTCCACCAGTAGAAACAGTTAATGTTCCTAAAGCAAAAGAAACGTTACCTGCTGCTGCAATAAAGTTTGCTGTTGCTCCTGCTGAATCTTGCCATTCTTGTATGTTTGCTGACTGTGATGCAACACCCCTGACTACTACACCTTTTGTTGCTGTGCCTGTCGTGTTTACAGATAACGCAGCCGAATACGCTAAATCTGTTGACTGTCCTGCAGATACTCTCGCAAAGTTTCCATAGCCGTTAGAGTCAACGCTTGCCAAAGATGTCAAACCGACGTTCTTCCAAGACTGTAAAGGAACGCTCTGCCCTGTGCCACCTACAGCTGTGATAGGTGTATCTGTGCCGATGCTAGGTGTTGCCTGTAGCGTTGTGAAACCTGTGATTGTTGGTGCAGATGTTGATGCTTTACCTGCAAGAGCTGTAACAAGGCCTGTGACTTGTGTTTGAGCGACTGTGCCTGAAATGTTTGCAACAGTCCCTGAACTGAAATCGCTGATTTGACTGACTGTTATTGCTGATCCTGAAATTGCTACAGCTGTTCCTGACAGGCTCGCATAAGCAACTGTGCCTGAAGTAAAATCTGACACCTGAGATTTAGTTATGCTTCCTGAGATGCTTACAGATGTGCCAGAGGTTGTCGCATAGGTTGCAGTTCCTGATGTTGTCGCATATGTGACTGTTCCTGAAGTGAAATCAGATACTTGAGATTTAGTGATACTCAATAAAGTCTGGTCAATACCTAGAATCGCTGAACTAGACGAACCTGTGTTTGTTATCGGAGAAGTAACGCTTATGACACCTGATACACCTGCTGAACCTGCCGAACCTGCAGGAATACCAAAGTTGAAGATTGCTGCACTAGATGTGCCTGTGTTAGTGACTGTAGGTGTAGCGGTAGAAGCCAAAACTGTTGCTGAACCTGCAGTAATAGTTGCAGCTGACCCATTCGCACCTGGAATACCTTGCAAACCGACAGTGGCAGTAGTGACAGTTACAGGTGTTTCAGTTACAGCAACAGCGACATCCTGTTCTGTGACAGTAACGCTTGTTGTTGACTCTGTAACGCTTACAACAACATCACTCATCTAGTCACGTTCCCTGACACAGTAAAACCACCCTGCAACAGTCTTGTAACTGTTCCTGCACCAGCAATAATCTCTAGATCATAAGCATAAGAACCGGCATTGATAGCACTAGATTGTGTTGAAGTAATAGCGACAGCGATAGTTCCTGCAGTGCCACCCAAAGTGATTCCTGAACCTGAAGTTAGAGATAACAAATAGGCTGTTGAGTCGGCTGCTTCACGAACCTGCATACGAGATGTGTAGCCAGTCAGATTTAGTGCAGTCCCACCCTGTGTGATAGTGAAAGTTCTATCAAAGTCTGCACCTTGATACGCTGTAATGTCATAAACACCTGGATTTATCATTGACCTAATCCTTTACTAATCCAAAAAACTATGACCGAAGTCAAAACAGCTGTAATAATTGCAGGAATCCAAGCGTTACGATTCATCTGCTTCTCAAGGTCACGAATACGATTCTCATGATCGCGTGAAGCATCAAGAATCTGAATACTGTTAGCCTTCAAAATTTCGATGTCACGAACAATCTGCAACAACAGAGTCGTGTTAGTAGGTTTAGTAGGTTCACTCAACTTCAGTCATCTCCACTCCACAAACACCACAATATAAAGCCACATTCTCAGGATGAGCAGAATGTTTGACATCCTTCTCACTACAACGCACAGTCACACAACTAAACATGCTTTACCCCTTATCCTGCAGCTGTCGAACTAGACCACTGTAATGCTTGACCATAAATAACTACTGTTGCAGCTGACGAAGCGTTACCGTTATTGCTCAAACCAACAGTTACAGTTCCAGAGTTCACACTATAAACGTAGGCAGTCAAATACCGGTCACTGCAAGACACAGTCACAATAGGTGCAACACTAAACCTTGATGCTGTAAAAGGGATAGCGACAAGAGCTGTAGCGTTAATACCAATAGCCCCTGAAGTGTAGGTGCTTGTAAAAGGCATGACACTGTAAGGCAGTTTAGTGAAGTTGCTGTTCAAATCGGCAGCAGTCAACACATCACCGATAGACCAAGATTTTGTTGCAGACATTTGTTCTCCTAAACTCTTATTTTACTAGGCTAAAGTATCTGTATCTAAAACAGCTAACAAAGTGCTGTCAAGCCTAATAGGAAGATTATCTAAACTCGCCACAGTAAAAGTAATGTGATCTCTCTCAACATCAGTCTGACTGTTAATAGCAAGAATCTGATAATACTTATCAACAACATTGCCTTGTGCTGAAGGTTGGAAACAAACTCTAATAACATCACGCAACTCCAAAGCCAAAACTGCTGTTTGTTGGCCTGAAGTCAAAGCCTCTAAAGCAACAGTCAAAGAAGTAGCACGATACTCAGGCAACCTAAACTCACCTAACAGTCCTGCAGCAATCTTTGCCGGTGCAGTCAAACTTGTCGTCAAATTATCTGTCTGACTATAAGCCCTAAGTCCGTAAAGGCTCTGCCCTGCAGTATCAGATACCACAGCTGTAGCGTTCACACCTGCAACCTGAACCTGATTGTAAAGTTGCTCACCACCATAAGCCACATTTAGATCCATAAATGGTATCCCTGTGCCATTACCATACGCTGTGCCTTGACTGTTAGCATCAGCAAAAGTGTAGATAGTAGGTGCAGACACAGCTGAAGCAGAAGCCGACACTAAACCTGACGTGCTTGCATACGCTACATCAGCCCAAGCCACACCATACCTGTTTGTTGCATCAGACACATAAGGACTATAGCCACCATCAAAATAGTTGATAAACGCTGTGCCAGGTTCAATCTGAAAACCCTCACCAGCAACAGCAGTTCCAGTAGTAGCAGTGCTTCCAGTGATACCAAAAACAATTCTTGCCCCACCAATAATGTCTGAACCCGAATATGTTGCAGTCCCCCCAACACGAGTCCACGCTGTAGCACCCGAAGAAGCCTGAGTTATAGAAGTTTGTTGTAAAAGTTGTCCTGCAGTGCCAAGGAACTGGAACGCACCTTCATAAGTGCCAGAGTTACCACGCAAATACGAACTAAACACATACTGAGAACCTGAAGCTGCATAGCGGTCAAGATTATTATTTGAATAGTCAAACCCTGTAAACGATTCTTCAGGGATAGCAGCAACAACTGTTCCTGCACGATAAACAGTGCCACCAAACTGACTAGCAATAGCAGTATTCGCAACCCCAATCGTATTCCACTGATACTGTCCACCGGCTTCATCAGTTAGAGCAGACCCTACAGCTGTTGACGGATAGTTGACATAGTTTTTGCGTGAAGTATTGACCCAAACATAGTTCGTGAAACTACGATCTTTGAATTGCATGACTGCTGAAGCGTTACTGTAAAAATCGCCTGGTTCAGAGCGAGCAACATTCTGTAAATATGAAAGAACATTGTCCCCTGCGTTCCAAGCATCTGTGCCTAACATTGTTTGCCCTGCCCTGACACCAGAATACTCGCTAGCACCAAACCCGTTATAGTTCATTACAGTCTGAATGCGGTCAGAAGTAGGTTCAACAGCCCACGCATATCCCCCAGTAAACACAGCGTTACTGACCCTAAACATTTCATCCAAAGCCACAACCTGAGCTTGCCCATCAAAGCCAGCCTGATCATAAGTGAAATCCCATGACTGTATAAACCCTGTGAAACGTCTGATACCTGCAGCAGATACACGAATCTTGCCTCCAGGTTGCACAATCGTATAACCACCAGCCCCATACCAAAGAATGCTCGAAGTGTTTAACGGGTCAAAAGTTCTATCATTATTGCTAAAACTTATAGACAGTGTCCCTGCACTATAGTCATCAAGCTGACGAGAAATACCCTTACCAATAGTGATGCTGTTCACATATGATGTCACATCAACATAACCGCTAGAACCAAAATATAGTTCAACAACATAAGGGGAAGGTAAAGACATTACTTAGTCGGCTTCATTCCAGGGAACAAGCTATTAGGCAAACTGCCATTAGTCTTTACAAACTTACCTAAAGCATCAACAGTAGCCTTCGGGTCAGCACCCTGCACATTTATAGTGATGTTATTTGTTTGTGGCTGTTGCATACCAGGCAACATAAAAGAAGGCCTAGACAAAGGCTTGAAACCTTTACGCATACCAGTCTTAGGGTCAATCGCTTGTCTAGCAGCCAATTCTTCAGGAGTAGGAAGGCGAGCATCACCAGAAGTGCTTAAAACAGCTGCAACAGTTCCAAGAACAGGCAGAGTAGTCAACTTCGCGAAAAGACTTGCACCCTTACCTGCAGCAACAGTCGTGCCAGCAACAGGCAAACCACCGCCAACACCCTTACCTTGAATCAAACCCATAGCAATAACAAGATTCTTGATTGAGTTAGTTGCCGAAGCTAAAAACATAATCGCCTTCAAAGCAAGCAACGCAGGCAACATTGTGACTAACGCTGAAGCCACATTAGCAAACCCCTTCATAGCATCACCATTACCAAACAAAGCAAAGAAATCTTTTACCCCTTGAAAAGTTTGTTTTACAGCATCCTTGATTTGTGCAAACATTTTGCCAGGATCAGTTTTAGGGTTAGCCATGTCAGTCAAAAACTTGCCTACAACCTCAACAATTCCACCAGGCTTAGTCAACTCTGTGACAGCATCAGCAATCATAGGTAAAACGAGATTACCTAACTTCTCTTTAAGAATGTCCATGCTGTTATTGAAACGCATAAACGGATCAGCATTCGCCAACGCTGCACCCGAAAATTCTTTAGTCAAATCGCCAAGAGCATCCTTAGAGTTTTTCAACTCAGGGAACATACCAATCAAAGACTTAGTGTTACCTGCATATGCCTTAGCCAAAGCATTAGCAACCTTAGTCTGAGATTTACCTGAACCAGCAGTAACATCAAGGCTCAGTTTCAACAGTTTTTGAGCTTGACGAACATTCTTAGTGACGTTACCAAACTTCGCCATGCTAGGTCTAAGGTCATCATCCAAAATACCGGTCTGCAAAGAGAGCGACTCAATAAACTTGTCATTCTGTTTCAAAGACTCTTTAGAAGCACCAGCATTTTTAGTCAACTGCATGTTCATCAACTTGATTGACTTAGCATCAGCAGAAGCAGCCTTAGCCGAGTCCAACAGCAGGTCACCAACCTGCTTTAAAGCAGCACCAATGGCAATACCGCCTAGAACCTTTTTAAGCCCACCAAAGCCATGCTGTGCCTTCTTGATACCAGAATCATCAAACTTAGACAGTAGTTTTACAATTACGGACATTAGCCGATTTTCCTATTCACCATGCGAGCATACTTCTCAATAACCAATTTTATCGCTGTCTGAGCATCTTCAATCCTGTCCTCAACTGCAGGATAAACAAAGTTATTTAAATTACGTTCCTTCAAACGAGCAACCATAATACGACCCTGAGAAGTAACAGCATGCCTTCTCCTGCCATCCTTATACGCATACTCGCTAGTCACACGCTTCGCCTTACGCATGTTACCCTTACCAGCAACATCAGCAATAGCAGTCATAGGTGAATTCACCCAAACAGACACAAGGGGAGTCACAGCTGTATAACGTGACCTACCAGATCTAAACTTTGTTGTCACACTATTAGCAGGTTTACCCGAACCCCAACCAAGCCTGCCATTATTATCCATACCCGACAAAGGTGCAGTAGAAGGAATCTGAGATTTGATTACAGCTGCAATAGGTTTACCGATAGCTTTAGAATCACGAACCAAAGCCTTCTTCAAACCAGGTTCAAGAGCAGCCAAATCCTTCAGCAACCCTTTGACATCATAAACAACTGTTTCAGCCATTGTTAGGATTCCTTTGGTGTTGAAGTGCAAACAACATTGTGTTTAACATGCGATCAGATTCTTGCATTAACACTGATGGTGCAATACCTGTAGCCACACTTAGATTCGCAATCAACCAGTGAAACGAATCAACACCAAGAGCTTTTAGGCTTTTGGGTCTGATACCTCAACATTGCCGACAAGTTCAATCCAAGATTCAAACGAGTCACCGATTTTGTTTATACGTTTGACCGCAAGCCAGGCTAAATAAAGTAAGTGTGTGACCTTTTCAAGTTTGTCAACACCTAAATCAAAGTGTTCTTCCCACTTGACAATATCGCCGGCAGAAGTAGTAACTTCTAAGACTGTGCCATCAGATAAAACTATGCGTAGGCTAATCTGATTCATTAGGCAGTCGCTCTGCTAACAGTTCCATTTGTCGGCCAAGTAATACTGAATGTGCTTAAATCTCCGATGTTACCTGAAACAGGTGTTAGGTCAGTTACCAAACAAACTGCAGTATAGGCAGGGTTGCTTGCTGACGCAGTTGAAGAAGTCGGCTTGATAACAACAGTTGCATAAGAGCCTAGCCCAAGTGGTGTTCCCCAGAGAGTTGCATCAACAGTAGTTGCAGCATAATCCTGATTGAACTGAAGTGTAAGAGTGCCTTCCTTCAAACCAGCAACACGAGTAACCCAGCCACTACCGAATGAAGTTGTTGTGATATCGTTAGCGGAAGTCTTTAGTTCAACCTGAGTTAGATATGATGCTAAAGCTGTAGATCCGTTGATGCTAACGCTAAAGTCTGTTGCGACAAAAATTGCCATTTATTATCCTTAACTTGCGAATACTTGAACCGAGAACTCGGCACTGTAATAGTCTATTGCATTGACACTAACGCTTCCGATAGCACC